CTTTGCTTCATCCCAGCAAACAACAATTTTGGCTTACAGACGAAAACCACCTCTCTGAGATTGTGGCTTCACATTCTTTACAACTGCTTTGTTACCTGCAGCAAATATTCGCTTACTTTTTCTATTCGAAAGTTTCTTTCTCCTGCTCATTGCTTTCCTCTCTGTCAACTGTTTATATGGGTTACGCTTACGTCATTAAATAGCCGTAAACGCCGGACTTTCATGATCGAAATTCGGAAACAAATAAATTCCATTATTAAGTACATATCCAAACCGGTCAGTATGTTCTCCTTCTATCGGCCATTTTCTTGTCTCAGGAAAATCTTCAATAACTCTATTTCTATGTACACATAACAAGTCAGGATGTACTTGCCATCTATTTCCATACTCGTCACAAAAATATTTATTATATATCTTTCTACATAAGTTCTTCATTTCTCTTCTCCTTTGTCAATGTTTCTTTTTTTGTCGTAACGAGGATCTAAATGCGAGTAAATCCCGTGATATATCAGTGCTTTTGAAAGAGCTCTCTGCATCTCCGTTTCAGTGTAAACTCTCTGTTTTGGAGGTAAATCTTCTGCGTAAGAACCTTCATCGTAGAAATGACTTAGATAATTCATGTACTCTCTCATACCTTCTTCTCCTTCTTTGGTGTCACCTACTATATATAATATATCACTTTTTAAATAAGATGTCAATACTTTTTTTCAATTTTTTAACTTTACTTACGGGAATCTCATCCTTTTCCAAAACCAATTGGATTTTTCTTTTTTAAGAGATCAGGTGGTAAATGGTCCAAGATAGTCTTTACAATATCTCCGCCAGAGCGCATAGTTCCATGGATAGCCATTCCGCTTCCAGTCGGACCTAACATTAAATAAAGTGTTCCAAGTTTCGGATACTTTTTAATAAACTCTTCAACTTTTATCATCCTGTCAAGTTCAATGCCTTTTCTCGTCCAATCCTGGATCAAGTTATTCCACTCTTCATTAATTTTGCCGATTTCCTTATGAAGTTTTTGTCTTGTAAGCGCATCAGTTGCCAGCTGTGACTTACCTAACATTATATTCGAATCAATCAATTTTTTTTGCTGCCATCTATAATCTTTCTCCACTTCTATCATAGATGATTGACCTTTTAACAACTCTTCTTCCGCTCTTACTTTGCCTTGCATAGTATCAGACAAACTCGCTTCTGCCAATTGTTTTCTCTCAGCTGCATTCGATGCACGAGCATCAGCTTTATTCTTTGCTATCTGACTCTTTACCAAGGCAAGCTGAGCGTAATTCTGTTTAGCTCCACCAGTTGACGAAAAAGAACTGGCTGAAACAGGAGTTGAGCTTGCAGCTTGACCGCCAGCAAGCAGAGGATTTATGCCTGCCATTTTCAAATCTTGCATTCTCCTTTGTACAGCTGTATCTTCTCTATCCTTATGTTGATTATATCTATCCCAATCACGTAACGCACTAAATATATTCCATCCTGTATCCAATGATACATTTGCAATATCTCCCCAATATCCAGCCATTTTTTATCTCCTTTTTTTGTATTATAAAAATGGCCAGGGCAAAACCCTGGCTTTACATTTAGAAATGATCAATCAAGCCTGGTACCGGATAGACCGGCATAGGACGTGTAGCTTCGATATCTGCGAGAAAGTCAAACAGGAATTGAGCCACTCCATGAGTTACTAATTCATCATCTTTATCATACACATCATCTTTAGAAAAATGTGTAAGACGCTCGATCAGTTCATCGGACTGATCTTCCATGAAAGTTTGTCCTAAAGAAGGTACCTCTCCGTATTCTTCTGAAAAATGGTAGAAGTCAAGACTCTGTGCGTGTCTACTACAGAAATGTCCAGTTATTAAATTCGGAATGTAACGATACTCGTCATACCTACCGTTATAACCGAAAACCGCATTCCATTCAGGATCTTCAGGATTTGAATAGTCCTCAGTTCCCATTAAATGGAGTTCGCGTTTATAAACCGGCTGTTCGCCAAGATTAGCAAATGAAGGCCAGTAGTAATCGAAACGAGTCCTTCTGGTCCACATTCTGTTTAGTCCAGTCTGATACGTAATAGCACAGCGCACGTTTACGAGACCGATCACGTGTCCATGCTCTTCAAACGATTTGATCCAACTTATTCCAGCTTCTCCAGTTTTTCCAATTGCACCTAACTGGCCAAGATGCTGCGACCCTTCTGTCGCACTTGTCTGCGGTATCTCTTGGAAGTTTACAGCTGTGGACGTAGCGCACAAAAATTCCGGTCTTTGCTGTCTCATATCGGACGATATTACTCCGAAATGAGTCCGCAAAATTTCCGTATACCTGGTGCCTCCACGGGCACACTTTTCGAGAAAACGCTGCATTGCAAACGCTTCTCTCAATTTATTTACGGTCATCTCCACGTCACTTGACAACTTCGCAATAAGGCCACTATTCGCCTCATTTCGAGTTACACCTATAAATTTCTGGTCAAACAGGTTGTTTTGTGGCCAAGGAGATGGATCACTTACATTGTCACCACTTTCAGGAGTTATATCAGCGACTGGATCATAAGCTGCAAGTTTTCCGTACTCAGCATTGGTCAATCCCAAGAAATTACCACCTGACAATCCAAGTGCATATCCATTTCCGACCACAGGTATCTCACCTGATGCTGCCAGTATTGAAACTTCATCTCCTTTTTGAGGCCACGGCCTACAAGTTGTAAAATAGTCCGGGCGCTTCGCCCGCTTTAGGAGCTGATAGTTCGAGGGCGTATCCGGTCCGTCACTCAACTGATTGACTGGCACACTGTGCATCAAGTCTTGGTCACGAAACCACTCTTGG